TTATGACAGAATGTTATCATTGCGGTGTGGTATATGAAATTAACCTTGATGATAACTTTGCTGATGCTGAAGTAAACTACTGCCCCTCCTGTGGGGAATTGCATGAACAAGAATTGGATTTTGAGGATGAATAAATAACCCTGCAATACAATGTAAGGGTTATTATGTGGTTATATGAAGGAAAAGAGTTTGAACCAGAGAACTTAGATCCGAAAGAAATTTATGGTTTTGTATACTTGATTGAGAATAACGAAACTGGTAAAAAGTACATCGGGAAGAAGTTCTTCTGGTCCTCCAAGACTCGTCAGGTGAAGGGCAAGAAAAAGCGCTTCAAGGTCGAGTCGGATTGGAGGAGCTACTATGGTTCAAACTCCCTATTGGCAGAAGAGGTTAAAGTGCATGGTCCTGAGCTATACACCCGCACTATACTTCATCTATGCAGATCTAAAGCAGAATGTGCTTACCTTGAAGCAATGGAGCAGTTCGAGAGGAACGTACTGGTTAGTGATCAGTATTATAACGATTGGATTTCTGTTCGTGTCACCCGCCGCCATCTAGAGAAAGTTAAGGAGCGCATCCGTGGGAAAAGTAGTTGAGTTTCCGTATGGTGAAATATCAAATCCATTAGATGATGATAACAAAGACGTTGTTCTTGAGCACGTTGAAGATATAATCCATTTAGCTGTTGACCATATGTCGACAATCGGGTACGATATAAAGGATGAAAAGTTTGGTACAGATCTTGGTGTGATTGCCAATCTACTGTTTGCATCCCTTAAGCGACAGTATGGTGAAGACCACATGCTCCATGATGTGCTTGACGAAATACACAATGAACTTAGTGAGATTAGGAAGATATTAGGTGATATTAATTGACTTTAACGGCCTAGCTGTTGGCACTGTTGTTATGAATAAAATGGAAGCGGACGAAGATATGGTTCGCCATATGATCCTCAATCAACTCCGTATGTACAATAAGAAGTTCCGTGATGACTATGGACAGATGGTTATCTGCTGTGAAGGTCGATCATGGCGTAAAGGCTTCTTCCCTGAGTACAAAGCCAATCGAAAGACCACACGTGATGAATCTTCCCTCGATTGGGATGAGGTCTTTCGACTAATTAATATGGTTACAGATGAGATTAGAGAGAACCTACCATACAAAGTTATTCGTGTAGAGAGTGCAGAGGCTGATGATATCATTGGAGCTCTAGCTGAGTATACGAACGAGTTTGGTAATCATGAGCCTGTAATGATTGTTTCTAACGATAAAGACTTCTTGCAGCTTCAGAAGTACTCAAATGTAAAGCAATTTTCTCCAATGAAGAAAAAGTTAATCTCAGAGGAACATCCACATAAATACCTTGTCGAACACATCTGCAAGGGAGATAGTAGCGATGGAATTCCTAATATTAATTCAGCCGATCGTACTTTTGTGGATGGTGGCAGACAAACCCCAGTCCGCCAGGCACTCATCGATACTGTGGTATCAAACTACGATGCCCTGGATCAAGTCCTGAGTACTGAACAGCTTCGTAACTTCCATCGTAATCGTCAATTGATTGATCTCGCATCAATGAATGACTCTGTACGTAAAGATATTATAAATACCTATGAATCGGTTAAGTCTGCATCTAAGATGAAAGTACTTAACTACCTAATTAAAAAGCGTTGCAAAATGCTTATCGAATGCGTTGAGGAGTTTTATTAATGGCCCGCAAACAGATGTTTGAAATATTTGAAGAAGTCGGGAAGGCACCCACCAGAAAAGAGAAGGTTGATGTACTTCAACAAAATAACTCTCTTGCATTACGTGATGTGCTTAAAGGTGCATTTGATGATAGTATTGAATTTATTCTTCCAGAGGGTGAGCCTCCATTTAAAGGAGATGATGCTCCAGTGGGACATAACAGATCTTCATTACATCTAATGAGTAAGAGATTTAGATATTTTGCCAAGGGTGGTCCTGGTGAACGTCTCAACCCAGCAAAGCGTGAGAGAATGTTTATTGAACTCCTGGAATCTATCAACGAGAACGATGCTCAGATTGTCATATGGATGAAAGAGAAAAAGCTCTCTGGTAAGTATAAAGGCCTTACCAAAAAGCTGGTTCAAGAGGCGTTTCCAAAACTAATTGTTTCCTAAATACAATTATGATAACAATATATTTGCCACATAATAATAAAAAGGCAAGCTAGTTTTAAGGCTTGGGGGAAACCTCAGGCCTTTTTTGTTATGCGTAAGTGACTTTGTGTAACCAACAGAGGAGCCTTATATGCGAAGAAAATCGACTGTTAATCGAATCAAATTCACAGGAGATCGCATGAACGCAAATCAACTAGAACGTCTTAAAAGAGACGAACGAGAAATGGGACACTACCTGGCTAGGCTCAAGAAGGAGGGTAAAGAGCAATTGGCCTATCGGATCCAAAAGAAGCAAGATTACTTGCAAGCTAGGATTGACGATTTAGAGGAGGAATATATAAAAGTCGCTTAATTAATTGTTGACCTTCACACCACAATGGGGGATCATTCCCCCATTGCTTAGGAGAAATTATGAAATTTAAATCATTTGGCCCCGTGAATGGAAGTAAGTCTGATAAGAGTCCTACCACCGTAAAAGCAAGCCCTAAATATAAACCTGCAGTATTACCTAAACTGAGAAACGAAGATGCCTCTTTATGATTATGCATGCCGCAGCTGTGGCGAAATGTTTACAGAGAATAAATCAATTGACGATCGAAAAGTTCCTACAGAGACACCATGCTCTCATTGTGGTGGCGAAGTATTTCAGTCGTTAGCAAACACAAAACTTTCTATGGTCAGTGACTACAAGACGCCCCTTCGCCGAGCGGGTTCTGAATGGGGCGATGTCCTAAAGAAAGTCAAGAGTGGATCCGGAAGAGTTAATACAATTCATGACTAACAAATCATTGAAGTTACGATTAGAGCACCTCCGTGTTCTTGAGCCTATGACTAAAGCTCAGCGTCAGGTGTTTGATAACTACGAGAAAGGCAACAACGTTGTTATGTCCGGATCAGCAGGGTCTGGTAAAACATTTCTGGCAATGGCTCTTGGTCTTGAGGATGTCCTCGACAAAGAAACGCCATACGAGAAAGTTGTTATTGTTCGGTCAGCTGTACCAACGCGTGACATGGGATTCTTGCCAGGTGATAAGGATGAGAAAGAAGATGTATACTTAGCACCTTATAAAGCTATCTGTACAGAGTTATTTGATGATTCAGATGCATGGAATAAGCTAATCATGCAAGGTGCTATTGAGTTTCTCACTACATCCTATATAAGGGGTATAACATTAAACGACAGCATTGTTATTGTTGATGAGATGCAGAACCTAAACTTTCATGAGTTGGATTCTGTGATTACTCGAGTTGGACAGCACTGTAAGTTTATAATGTCAGGTGACTACTATCAATCAGATTTCCATAAAGATGGAGACAAGAATGGTATCCTACAGTTTCTTGAGATTCTTAGAGGAATGTCGTACTTCAGTGAGATCCAGTTTGGTTGGGAAGATATTGTAAGATCTGACCTCGTTCGTGAATACATCATGACGAAGGAACAGATGGGAATTAGATAATGTTTGAGCATGTATCGGTTGACTTAGGCTATCAAGATCTTGATGCCGAAACTACAGAAAGTGGACGGAAGTATGTTGGTCCGAATGGAAACAAATATCCATCGGTAACTACTGTTCTGTCTATTCTTACGGAAGATGGTATCCGTGAGTGGCGCGCCCGAGTAGGTGAAGAGGAAGCTAATAAGATCTCTCACCGAGCAAGTACGCGTGGAACAGCTGTCCACGCTATTATTGAAGACTATATCAATAACGTCGAAGACTATCGAAGCAAATACATGTTGAATATAATCGACAACTTCTTAACTGTTAAACAAGTACTTGATAGCTGAATGGATTACTAACTACTTTATTCAGGAGGCATGTTATGCGATCATGTGGGAAGAACGTACTGGCATCCCAATCACTCAACTAGTAACAATTGTGGCGGTCGACAATGAAGAGCCTCAGATCTTTATCGAACACAGAGACAACTGGACAAAACAACTCAGAGATACCATTACAGAGTATAAACGAAGAAAACTCTTTGGCCACTAAGGCCTGGGAAGAGTGGGACATGTGTTGTCAAACATTATGTAATAAAGATGACATATTTAAATATGTAAGACATTTAGAAGCTAAGGTACTACACTATGAGAAACTCCTCGACGGATATCAGCGAGCTAATCATCGAACAGCCGTTTGGTCAGAGAAAGAATAGCTATACAAAGCCAGCAGCGTGCTATCATGAGTTCTACCTTTCTGGTGATGTAGGTAGTCCAGATGAATACATCGAATGGTTTGATATAATTCGAAACTGTAGCCCCAGTGATATAGTCAAGATTCATATCAATAGTCCTGGTGGTGACCTATATACAGCTATCCAGTTCTTGCGTGTTGTAGCAGATTGCCCAGGAACAGTGATCACTAGTGCAGAAGGCGCTTGTATGAGTGCTGCTACTCTAATTTTTATGAATGCAGATAGCTATGAGGTCTCTCCCCATAGTGTGTTCATGTTCCATAACTACAGTACAGGAATGTACGGAAAAGGTGGAGAACTATATGATAGTATTATGCATGAGCGAAAATGGTCGGAGTCTTTATTGCGTGAAGTATACAGGGACTTCCTGACTGAAGAAGAAATACAAGCAATTCTCGAAAACAAAGATATCTGGATGGACGGTCATGAAGTCGCAGATAGGATAGAACAAAGAGCGGAGAAATTAAATGGCAAAGCTGTTGAACCTGAAATTGAAGAAGATGTGGTTGAAGCTACTCAAGGCGTCAGCAAAAGGAAAACTCGAAAAAGCACGAAAGCTGGAGCAAAAGATAATTCAGCTGGAGCTGGAACTGAAGAATGATGAAGGCGGAGTATAGATCTGTATTCATTTCGGATATACATCTAGGAACCAAGAGCTGTAAGGCTAAAAAGCTTCATCAGTTCTTGGACACCTTCACGGCTGAGAATCTATTCTTGGTTGGCGATATTATTGATGGGTGGGCTCTACGTAGACGTCACTACTGGACTAAAACACAGACAGAGGTGATCCGTAGAATCCTCAAGCTGTCGGAGAAAATGCATGTTCACTATATTGCTGGTAATCATGATGAGTTTATCAGACCGTTTTTCAAATATGATTTTCAATTTGGTAAGTGTCAGATTCTCGACTCGTATGATTATGTGGCCGTTGATGGACGTAGGATACTCGTATCTCATGGTGACTACTTTGATCTCACTATGAAGATCCCTACTCCGGTGATTAACTTAGCTGCACACCTATGGGACTACATTCCTCATAAAGAAGAAAACAACTCTTTCTCCGACAAGATGTATGACCTTTTAGGTACAGAGAGGACGATCAAGAAGTACATTAAAGCCAAAGGATATGATTGTGCTATTACAGGCCACACACATAGTCCTAAGATTAAAGAAGATTATATGAACTGTGGTGATTGGGTCACTAATTGTACAGCTTTAATTGAACATTTGGATGGAAGATGGGAGTTGCTAAGATATGAATCCGATGGAAAGAAGGATATAAATAGAAGGAAAGAAGAGGAGTCATAAGTGGCTGTAAATTTTCCTGCAAATCCAATTGATGGTGATACATTTACGTTTAGTAATAAGCTCTATACATATAGTGCTAGTACTCAGTCGTGGGAAAGATCAGTATCAACAACTCAGGTAATTTCAGATGCTGAAACGCTCGATGGTTTTACGGGTGAATATTATTTAGATTATACTAACCACACAAATACTCCTTCTATACCATCTGATGTTTCTCAACTGACAGATTCGAACAATTTGTTCTTTGACCGTCAGTACAGTAGCTTGGATGGTACACCTACAATTCCCACTGATGTATCAGATCTACTTGATTCGAACAATTTGTTCTTTGATAGAAACTATGACTCACTAACAAATAAACCAGACTTGTTTAGTGGGAGTTACGACGATCTCACTAACAAACCTGACCTTGCGCTCTTGATTGATGTTCCATCAGACATAAGCGATCTTACAGATGATAGTAATATTGTCCCTTCTGATATTAGTGACCTAACAGATGTTAACAATACTTTAACTTCGTCGATAGATGATTTAACAGATGTTAATACAGTATCAAAAGAAGATGGTCAGGCATTGGTATGGAATGAAGATCTCAACCGATGGCAACCCGGTACAGTTACAACAGACGAGACTGTTAATATTGATGGTGGCCGAGCTGACACAAATTTTAACAGCTCAGTATTATTAGTTTTAGATGGAGGCTATGCCTAATGCCGGCGCAAATTCAACTTCGAAGAGACACATCTGCAAATTGGACTTCTACCAATCCAATATTAGCTGAGGGTGAACCAGGTATTGAAACGGATACAGGTAAAACCAAATATGGTGATGGGATTAACAATTGGAATGATCTCCAGTACGCATATGGTCGGCCGGATATTCTTGACGAGTTAGCTGATGTAGAGATTGATGATACTCCTCTAAACGGACAAGTTCTTAGATACAACGGTGATGTGTGGGCACCATCATCAACAGCAGGAACAACAGGAACTGTTGCTGTATACGATACGTTCGAGCAACTTGGTATGCTCAGTCCACAAATTGGTCAAATGGCATTCGTTAATGATACTAAAGCTCTTTACCTGTGGGTCGGTAACTTGTGGTATAATATTGCCCTTTCTGATCAAGCGTTTAATATTACTGGCAATGATGCATCATATGATCTTCTAGCAGGTCAAGATACAGTCGTTACATTGATTGCTGTTGATCCTGAAGGGAATGACATTTCATGGAATTATCAACTAATATCGGGATCTCTCAACGATACTACTGTTGAGTTACAAAATAACGTTTTCATTGTGTCTGCAGGGGAATTGAGTACATCATTTACTATTAGATTTTCAGCCACCGATGGAGTGAATACTATAACTACGCAGAGTGCGTTTAGTCTGGAAGCACAGCAACAAGATCTGAGTGTGTGGAGCAACTACCAACAGGAGGCGAGACTAATAACAAATGAAGAACGAGGTGATTACCTTGGTGGTTTGGGAGTAACGGGAGATGACACAGTATTCCTCGTCGATCCAGATACATTAATTGTAATTGCACCATATGCTGATTATCTATCTACGAATAGCGGGGTGGCATATGTGTATAAACGAAATGGTACTATATGGCAATTAGTTAGACAGCAACAGCGCTTAAACTCCTACAACCCACGCCATTGGCATCGTGATGGCCAGTATACTTGGTTTGTTAAAGCATCTTCAAGTGCTATGGAGCGTGTAACATTTTATCCATCAACTAATGTTCTTCAATATGATCCCAACATTGAAGCTACAAACAATGAAATTCCTTCTGACCAACGTTCAAGTAACTTTGGGACGA